GAGTTGTAGGTGGTTGCAGTGTTCAACACGTTAGCGCCGTAGATTTCCTTCGTCTGCTGGAACGATTCGATCAAGCCGAGGTTGGAAGGTGCAAACTGTGTTTTGTAGAGGTTGTCGTCGATTGCCTTGCGGGTAATCGCATAGCCGAGAGCAATTTCAATGTGCTCTTGGTTATAGATGTAGCGCTCACCAGCGTTGTTATCGAACTTGGTCTGGCCGCCTTCGTTTTTCAACTGAGCGTAGCCGAGGTAGCGCATTTCTGCGGTACGTTCGAGAGCCATTTTCGAATCATGCTTGGTGAAGATCTTGTCATACTGTGACGGGATCTGCTCGTATTTACCTTCAACTCCACGGAGGCCGGGGAGGAGAAGGTCTTTGATGGCACTAAGATTAACAGCCATTGGTCCTTACTCCTTATTAGCCAACTGAAGTCAGCTGCTTGGTGCTGACGTTGTTGAAGGCCACGATTGCGTAGTTGTACGCGCCAGCCGATGTGCCGTTTGCGCCCGGAGGATTAACAACGAGATCAACAACACGGAATTGCAGCGTAGCAGTGGTGGTCGGGGTGACAGTAATATCCAAGTAAGCGCCAGAGATACCGTTGGCAGTGTTGCCAGTGCCGTAATTAAACTGGACGTTTGCGTAAATATTCGCAGTCGTAATACCCGTGCTGGACGAACCACCAACTTGAACGAGGAACTGAGCGTTCGGGTCGTTAATGATGTAAGCAGTTACGTCACCGTTAGCGTCAGAGCCGGGCCAATAGTTCGACCAAACAACGCGCTTCTGGGAAACGGAAAGGTATTTGCAGCCAACAAACACACCAGCGATCTGGGTGGTGCCGGGGCTAACAGAGGAGCCAGCGATGTAACCAGTGTTCAAAGGATACACGGGATCGCCGAAGAAAATTGGGGTTGAATAGTTTGAAGCAATCAGAGCTGTGACCTGCTCATAGGTAGGAGCAGAGCCGGTACCAGAAGTCTGACTGAATCCAAACGGCGCAAAAGTATTCGCCATGTCGGAAACTCCGGGGAGGGGGTTTGTTTTGTCGTCGCACCGAGCGAGACTGAAACAACATACTGTTGTGAGTGCGCCACACCGGGGGCGCTGTTAGTATCAGTATTTATAAGTGGGTATTAAACAACTGTCAACACCCACTTAGTATTGGTCAAGTATTACTCGTTAGGAATACTCATGCGCTCCATGCTTTTACTAATGCGCGGCTTAACACGGGCATCAGCGTCACGTGGGAGTGTTCCATCTGGAGTATCATACAACTGAGCTTCTTTTGCCACGACTTGGGCACGTGCGCGGCGTTTCTCGATGTCTTTAGCTTCTTCAGTCAATTCCTTGGGCCGTTCCATGAGGATCATGCCGTCCAATTCGATGGTCTGGCCCTTGTAACCGGCAGGCATCATCTCTGGATGGCGGTCAACCGGCACGGGTTCCCAACCGCCACGGGCCAAATTGACCTCATAGGATGGGTCTTCCTTGCCTAAAAGCGTCTTGCGCTTCCATTCATAGGACCAATCGTCGGGTACATTGGTCAAATCAATTTTGTACCGATCAATTTCTTCCATATCCATGCCGCCACGAGCCTTGCGAATCTCAGCTGCACGTTCTTTGGCGCTCTTACGCACCTTTTTTGTAGCACTAGGTGCAACAACAGCCTTGGTAACGTCTTCTGTTACCTCAGTATTTTGCGAATCACTCTTTCTTTGAACCATTACGGCCTCCTATTAGTTAATCTTGCCTTCTTTACGCAAATCTTCGCGGTGCTTTGCGTACTCTTCGGGTGTAATCTTCAGCATTTCAGCTATTTCACGCTCTTCAGCCGACAGACGAGCAACTAATGTTCGTCCAGAGCCACTACCAGCCACCGAGGAAGACGGTGCAGCAGGTGCCGCTTGCCGTTTTTGAGCTGGTTTAGCTGCTGCTGACGTTGGTTCGGCCTCTGGCTCGGCTTTAGGTTCGTTACGAAACCCCAAGCGGCTTTCCACATATTGGAAATATGCGTCCGAATCGGGTGAGTAGCCCTCCGCCACAGCCACATTGTGTGCCCGCAGCATTGATTCGTACTTTACCGGATCGCGTACATATTCTGGATGTGACCGAACCCATGCCGCAGAGCGTGGTGACAGCTGTGATGCCACTTGCTCAACCGGATCATTTGATGCCGGTGTGGGGTTTTGCACTCGGTTATGCAAAGCCTCTTTGCCGTCTACAAGCTTGGATAGCTTATAGGAGTTGTTGGCAATGGCCTCTTGCACTTCTGCAGCTCGATCATACGCTCCAGTGGAGAGCGCCTCGGCATATTCGCGCTTCAATAACTCAGCATTGCGCTTTACGGCTTCAATTGCGTTGTTAATGAGGTGCATCTCATTATCTGCAACCTCAACCTTAGCTTGTTGAGCGAGACGAGAAGCTTCGTGCGCCGCTGATTCGGCTGCAAGTCGCTTTTGCTTTTCCTCTTCAAGTTGAGCTTTAAGGGCTTCAATTCCCTTATCAAACGGAACTTCATCAGTTCCCGCAGCCGGTGTGTCGGCAGCATCGGGCTCTGGCGCTTCAAGAACGACTTCGATTTCGTCTTTGTTTTCATCTGACATCATACACTCCTTACCAAACTACATCCGGCGCATCGATCTTGCCCCGAACGGCGCTGTCATCGAGAATGCGGCAGAGAACCCCATGCACCGTAATGGACCACCCATCAGACGGCTTGAAGTAAACCCAATCGTGAAGTTTTACGTCTACGTCTTTGAAAAAGTTATCATTTGCTTCATCAAAGGCTAACGGACCAAGCTTGATCACGAGCCCAGCCTTGCCTTGATATTTGTCTTCATCACGATTCTTTTCTGGCAACCAAACACCGGTCGATGTCTGTTCTGGGCGCAAGTAAATGGCCACCAAAACTTGGTTGTTAAACAGTTTCACATTTGAGATGTCGCCCATGTCATCAAGAATTACCTTCTTGGGATCGACACTATGACTCATACGACGATATGGCATTTCGGTTTTGTTCCTCTTCAATTTCCCATATGTGCTTGCCCCTACGAACAAACACTTCGGCATCATCCAATATTTCGAGGGAACGCTTTAAACCGTTGAGAATGCCGCATTCACGTGCGTATTCTTTTTCGGACATGTAACCCATGGTCAGAGATTCAGTAATCTTACCAATCAGCTCATGTATTTGCTTGGCAACTTCATATGCTACTGCCGAATCATAAGGTTTCATCGCGCCTCTCCAAGTATTGGCGCAAGTAAAATGGGGGCATGACTGGTTAAAGTCACACCCCCACAATCAGTTTTACACGGGCTAGAAGCTATTACTTGCCTTTGTAACCGTAAGCTTTGATCTTCTCAAGACGACCGAGACCACCACCAGCTGCATGATCAATTACATGCTCGGTACGAGCCACACGACCGCCGGTTTTCCGACCCATGGGCATTTGCGGCTGAGGCTGCGGACCAGCGCCACCACGAGCTGCCAGCAATGCAAGGTTCGGGTCCATGCCCATCGGTGCACCACCAACTGGCATATTGCCCATTGGAGGACGTGCAGGCATCGGAACTGGCTGCGGAGGCATCATGCCACCAGCTGGCTGCTGTTGAGCCATTGGCTGGCCAGAGTGAGGCGCGACAATGATCTTAATGTCAGTCTTGCCCTTGCCCTTAGCTGCACCACCGGCCGCATGCTTGGAACGGCCACCGTGCTTGCGGTTGGAATAGCCAGTCTCACCGGCTACACGTTCAAAGTTGCGGGTAGCGTCACGCAGCTTGTCTTCATTGTTGGCGCTGTCCATCAAATAATCGTCAGCGGCCTGCACAGCGGGGCGACGAGCCATCTCATACTGCGTCAACTCGCTAGGACGGAAACCACCGCCGCCCATCTTGGCTTTGCGGCCACCAGTTGCGCCGGGAATTTTCTCTTTGCTATTGCCAGAGAATACGCCACCACCTTGCTTTTTCTTGCCTTCGGCTTTACCGCCCCAGCAGTGCTCCTCACGTTTCATGGCAGAGGTCTTGACCATCTTCTTGATCAGCTTCTTGTCTTCTGCCTCATCGGGATGCTTAACCTTGCCACCCTTGTTCATGTGGCCAGAAAGCATTGGACTAACACGCATTGCACGGGTTGGAATGCCGGTATTCATGCCAGTTGTGGGCGCAGATGATGCCATATTGGCAATGCGCTGGCTGGCTTGTGCTACGGGGCTCACTGGGCTCATCATGCCCATATCCGCACCACCGATGGCTTTCTTGGCGCGACCGCCAGTTTTCATGCCGCCTACATGTTTTTCGCCAGAACGATAATCGTTGGCTTTGTGCATGTCGCGGTTAACAAAACGGTCAACTAATGGCATTTCACCAGTTTTACCGCCGCTCTTACGGGCCTTGCGGTCATGGCGCATTTTGCTATGTGCGCCTTCAATCTTATGGGCAACCTTGCCACCGCGTTTAAAGGCCCGCTTGCTAACTGGGCGCATGCCGGTCTTTACGTCCGCATTTAAGGGCTCTGCAGGGGACCAATCGGACGAATCGACCTTCTTGGGTTCAGCTGAATTATATGATTTCAGCTTCTTGGCGCGGGAAGCTTTGGCTTCCTTGATGTAAGTGTGAGACATGTTGTGCCCTTGGTGCGGTAATGGATTAACCCGTTCTTGCTATCTTACTCAATATTTCCATAGCAGACAATGGTAATCCCTCTGGTGAATACTTAGAATTTACTTTGCGCATTGCTGCGTCAACTATCCCACCTTCGGCATACGGTGTCGGCATCGCCCCAGTGATTGTTGGCTTTAGGGCACCAGTATACCCCAAATTGAGCCCCATATTCTCGGGTGTCAGCGGTTTAGGCGCAATCGGATCTGGCTTTTTCTCTTCTGGCTGTTGTGCGACAGCTTCTGGAACGGCTGGACCGCTATCACCGCCACCGCCACCGCCGCCGGGTCCGTCACCACTGCCCATGCCTTGCGCACCAGCATCATTGCCGCCCACACCAGCACCAAACCCACCGGCATCAGTTCCACCACCGCCGCCGCCGTCTGTGCCACCGCCGTCTTCATAGTGCTTGCGCTCTACATCGCCGCCGTGGGCATATTTGCGCCTTACGTGCACGTCCTTGTCGTCAAATACAACGTAGTTGTACGTCTTGTCTTCATCATCGTCATCTTTAAACCGAGACAGTTCGTCTAAGTACTTGATGCCCTTAATACCGTGCGCATGCAGTAACTTAGACGCTTCTTGAGGGTCTTCATGAATGAGCGAGTAAATCTCACGGCCCTTCAATGTTGGTGAAAGATAGCGGTATTTATCCTCATTTGAGGGGTTTTCTTTGTTAATTTTATCCTCAATCAACTTGCTGACAGCTCTGTGAACTTTGTTTGATTGATTGGCTTTGTAGTCATCCCAATCCAAAAAGTCGTTGGGGTGAGCTTTAATGCCGACCTCATACATGTGGCCGCGAGATGCATTTCTGTATGATGCCAATACGTTAGCAATGCGGTTCTGGTCAAACTCGCGCAGTCTTGAATTGCCAACTTGAGCCCACTTTGCCGCACTATATGGATCATGCTTTTCATTCATTGCCCACTTATGCAGATCCATTTGGGTGTCTCTGTCTGCATTTTTTAATTCGGGCGCATGCTCCAAGATATGGTCAATCATATACGTATCTTGACCAGCTAACTTGTCTCTGTAGTTCTTAGCAACATCCTCATTCTGAGCAAAATATAGCCCGTGGCCAAAGGATTGTGCACCTTCGCCCGTGCCAATCTTGCTGGTGTCAAACTGATCAAAGTCATGAGGCGACCCATGATAAGCTGTGAGGCTTTGTTGATCTACAGGACCGCCGTCTGCCTTGCCAATAGATTTTTTTGACAAATTGTTCTCAATCTCGTCAGATAGAGCCTTCAAGGCGTTTAACTTTTCACCCTTAGCATTACGAGCAATTAAATTTACAGGTAAATGTGTCCGCCCGATTTGTTTAGCAGCAGCTAACCGGTGGTGCCCGTCTGAAAGTTGAACAGAAGGTTCAAATTCGTCATGATTTCGCCCATATCGAAATGCTGTTGCTTCAACTGGGGAAGAAAAGTCCATATTTCTTGCGACCTCATCACTGACTTGATGAACCTCGCCAGCTTGCCCAGAATGCTCAATTGCATGAGTAGGTAAATATTTTATTTGAGGTATTGGACCGTTGTATTTTTCACCTTCTTCAAACATCACGGCTTCCCATGAAAGATCGGCAGATGCCCGACAATGTGCACCCCGGGAATTACTGACGTTTCATGCCGTTTGTTATGGTTTTTCAACTGGCTAATAACAGATCCCCCACGGTTGTATTTGGGCGCAAAAGCTTGTGCCGCTTCTGGCATTTCGTACCACATAGGCCGTGTATGTTCACTAAGGTCATGGTGCTCCAAATTGTGGAACTGCTGA